CTAGCTTCAGATGAAGCTTTCCCTATCTTCAGTAAGGCGTCCGTGCCGCCCGCTGATTACGCTTTGCCTGTCCTAACTAGGTTACTACTGGCCAGCGATTACAAGCTTCCTCTGGCCTTCCTCGGTACTCTAACGGCTACCAACGATTACGATATGCCGATCCTTACCCGGCTGCAGGTAACCGGAGATAATGATCTACCGTTGGCTGGCTTGCTGGCACTGCTGGCAGATAAGAACTTACCAATTTTGACCAAGCTTCAGTTGGCTAGCGATAACGATATGCCAATGCTGACCAAACTGAACTTGACCAAGGATTACGATCTACCGCTTGGTACCAAGCTTCAATTGATTGGCGATAATGACCTACCGCTAGGAACGAAGCTTCAGTTAGCTTCTGACCAGGACATGCCGATATTCGCCAAGCAGGGCGTGTCTATCGATTACGACCTGCCAATCTTGGCTGGAGGTGGTGTAGGTAGCGATTACAAGCTTCCATTAGCGTTCGCTGGTGTGACACTTACCATCGGCGAATACTACATGCCGATAGGCACCAAGCTTCAGCTAGCGGCTGATTACGCCGACCCAGTTGGTACCAAGCTGCAATTGGTTGGCGATAATAAATTGCCGATGTCCGCCTTGCTGGCGGTCCTGAATGATAATAAGCTGTCGGTGGCAGCTAAGATGGGTCTATTATTTGATGGGATGCTGCCGCTTGGTTCCAAGCTGAACCTTACCGCAGATGAAACACTAGCTTTACTCACCAAGCTAAATCTGGTATCCGATCAGAAGTTGCCAGTATCTGGTAACATTGGCGTAGTAACTGACCTTAGACTTCCATTATCTATTAAAGGTCTGTTGCGGGTTGATGTTTGGTTGCCCTTGTCATTCAAAGGTCTTTCGTCGGGGATATTTGGTGACAATGCTTTCCCGATTTACACCACTTTGCATGTCATACCGCCGATATATCCAAACCGGATGATAAAGATTGATTCTGACATTTCGACGGCTATCAACTTCGGGCTGTATCCGGGTGCATAATGGCTAGGCCAAGGGTAGCTTTGATAGGTTCCGAGTGGCCTTCCTGCGCCTCTGGTAGAACGCTGCTTATCATTTGTCAGCTAGTTGATGTGTTCGGCAATCCGATACCTGCCGCTTCGCTTAATACCTTTACATTGACCTTGGTTGATACTGAATCCGGTAGTATCGTCAACAGCGTAAATAGGGTCAATGTCCTGAATACGGGGCGCGGTACAGTAGATAGCCAAGGAAACGTCCAAATTTACCTCGGGCAAGTTGCAAATGCCTTGGATACTACGCTATTAGTATCAACAGATGTTTCGGAAATACGGTCGGCTATCTTGGATTGGACCTACAACAGCGGCACCCAATCCGGCGCAGTACAGATTGATTTCCGCATTGTACCGTTGAGTGGACCCTGATGGGCAGTCCTAATAGATTTGATCCAGATGTCGCAACGGCACCGCCGGAAGTTACTGACTCTAGCAACATCGGTTTCATTCAGCAGCAAGCAGTAACAGAAGGCGTAGACCCGTCGTACTATAGCGACGGTACGCTTGATGACTTCTTGCAGTACTGGGTAGCTGGTGTATCGGGTCTGCCACCAGACAATGTTCGTCCGAGGTATCAGGAACAGCAGCCTACCTATCCGGTAGATGCCAATGGTAACGGGATGGACTTCGCAGCGATTGGTGTTCATGGCGATGCTAGACCCCTTGGTTACACCTACGGCCAATACAACTCTACGCCAGCAGGTCTGGGTTCGCAGGATCGGGTTGGTTGGGAAGAGTTTGATCTGCTTTGTTCGTTCTTTGGCAAGAAGGCAGGCTTCTATTCCACCAATTTCAAGATGGGTGCCGAAGTAGGTAACAACTTTGAAGGTTTGGCATTGGTGCAGATGGGCCTTACATGGGTAGGGCCAAGGCGACGTGCACCTATGCTGATTAAGTCCCTTTGGACCCAACGTTACGATGTGATGGTTACCATGCAGCGGGCCATCATCACCAACTATCCTGTTCGGTACTTCTTGTCCGCGCCTATCGCGGTTACTACCGATTCCGGGTTTACCTCTAACCGTACAGCGGGATAACCAATGGCTCGTTCAAGTGTAGTACTAAATCGGATGAGCGCACCTGTTCGTCTATGCCATCTTCATATGGAAGAAGCGCAGACGGAGAAAGATGCTGCCATTACTACCGAAGAAGCGGAACATCATGACCGCGCTTGGGCAGCGTACTTCACTGCCAAAAATATGCACCTACAATCCGAAAGGTTGCGGCAGGAGTCCGACCGCTATCTTAAGGATTCCGGTTGGCATGAACGGCAGCTTGCCAGCAAGCGGCAGTATTTCGAACACCCCGATACCGGCGAAATGGTTCATGGCGGCACCTACTTCCGTCTGATTGCCGAAGAACACCTGGAGTCTGCTACGGAAGCTGCCTATCGGGCGGCGCATTGGCATGACAAGGGTACGGAACATTCGGCCTTAGGTCGGGCTCATCGCGCTGAAGTTGAGGCTGCGAAGGCAGAAGCTGATCCGCCAACTGAAGTTGTAGCGGACGCACCTGCTGATGAAGCGCCGGCCAATGGTAACGGCAGAAGGCGTCAGCAGTTTATCGATCCGCCAACTGACCAGCCGAGCACTGACGAACAGCCGCAAGGCTAATCCCTAGGATTTGGCTTTAGGAGTAACTCGATGTCTGTAGGTTTGCCAGTATCCAGGGTTGTTAGTGTTTCGGTAAACTTTACCGCGATCCTAGCACAGCAGCTACCAATTGACACTATGCTGGTTCTTGGGGCCAGCACCGTAATCGATACCGTCCAACGTATGCGCCAGTACGCAACGCTGTCGGCGGTTGCAACTGATTTCGGCACAACAGCACCAGAGTATCTGGCAGCGGTTGCTTGGTTCAGCCAGTCACCGCAGCCTACCTCGTTGTTCATCGGGCGTTGGGTGAACGTCGCCAGCGCCGGCCAGCTTATTGGTGGTGGCGTTGCTTCTGCCAATATCCTGCCTTCAGCCTGGACCGGCATTACGTCGGGCGGCATCGTTATGATTGTCGATGGCTCGGTCTACGCGCTATCGGGCCTGAACTTTTCATCCATCACCAACCTTAACGGCGTTGCGACCGTCCTACAGACTGCACTTCGCGCGGCAACAAGCGGTACACAAACCGTTGTCTACAACTCGGTATACAACAACTTCATCGTTACCGATTCGACAACTGGTATTACATCTGTCATCAACTTTGCGCGGGTTTCTGCGGCGGTTGGTTCGGCTACCTTCAGCGGTCAGCCCGCAGCCAACGATACGCTGACCATTGCTGGTACAGCGATCACTTTCGTTGCCAGCGGCGCGACGGGCAATCAGGTCAACATCGGCGGTACGTTAGCGATTACGCTATCGAACCTTATGACCTTCCTGAATGCTTCTGCCGATGTGAACTTGGTCAAGGCTACCTACTTCCTGGGTGGGCCTACCAGCAATATCGTCTACATGCTGTCGGTTGCGACGGGTACCGCCGGCAACTCGCTTACTTTGACCAAGACATCAACCAACATTACCGTATCGGGCGCTACCTTTGCGGGTGGTTCGGCTGTTGACGTTTCGGCGATGACCGCGCTTACTGCTGCGTCTTCGGGTGCGTATGTTGCACCGGGCCTTGCGGCAGAAACGCTGGTTACTGCGGTTGCTACGGTCTTCGATGTTCTTTTCCAGGGCCAATGGTACGGCCTGAATACCGATGCCTGCTTGACAGCGCTAGATGCGGATCGCGAAGCTGTCGCTGCTTACATTGAAGGCGCGAACCCGCCGCACTACTACTGCTTCACTTCCAGCGAAGCTGCCATCCTTACATCAACTGACACATCGAGTGTGTTCTACATTCTGTGGCAGTTGAAGTACAACAAAACAGGTGGGCAATACAGTTCGCAATCGCTGTATGCAGCGGTATCGATGTTGGCCCGAATTCTGACAACCAACTGGTTGGGTCAGAATACTACCATGACCTTGAAATTCAAGGTTGAGCCGGGTATCATCCCAGAGTCTTTGAACGTCAACCAAGCCAATGCGCTTGAAGCCCACAACGGTAACGTTTACGTCAACTACAATAACGGCACATCGTTTATTGAACAGGCTACGTCTTTCAGTGGCCAGTTCATTGACACCATTATCGGCGCTGATTGGCTGTCTGGTGATATTCAGAACGATGTGTTCAATGCCTTGTTCGGGGCGCTGAAGGTACCGCAGACAGATGCTGGCATGAATGTGCTTGTTACTGCTGCCGCTGCGGCCTGTCAGGATGGCGTAACGAACGGCTATCTTGCCCCTGGTCAATGGAATACAGGCGGCTTTGGAACGCTTGTGCAGGGTAATATCCTGACCGCAGGCTACTACATCTACGCGCCGCCTATGGCTACGCAGAGTGAAGCGGTACGACAGACCCGTGCTGCCCCGGTTATGCAGATTGCGGCCAAGCTGGCGGGCGCTATCCACAGTTCGGCAATCATCCTGAACATCGAGGCATAGTCCTATGAATACCTACAAGGTTGAAGTTACTTTTGAAGGTAGTCGCGAAGCCGGCGAGTACCTGATGGTATCGGCGGTAGATGCAGGCGCAGCTAGGGCGCGGGCTATGACAATGCTAGCCCCTGGCTTTGATGCTGACACTGCTTCCATTGTTGAAGGCGAAGAGCCGACAGCGGTGGTAGCAGAAGAAGCCCCGCCAACGGCAGAAGAGCCACCGGCTGATGAAATTCCGCCAGCAGTGGAAGAGCCACCAGCTTCTGGCGGGCCAGAACCGGAACCGGCTGAACTTGATCACCCGGACCACGATCCGACTGTCTAAGCTAGTCGAAGGAGTTAGTTAGCGATGTCTATCGAAGCTGGTGCATATTCGTTTCTGACGAATACACTTACCATTGCCGGCCCAAATGGATCATTTACTATGGGCGGGCCTGATACTGCTTCTGGCGAAGGCGGCTTTACCTGGACCTTCTCGGAAGATACCAATCAGCAGACGGGTAGCGCTGATGGGTCGACAATGAACTCGTTCATTGCTTCCCTGCGTGGTAAATGCACCGTCCGTCTTCAGAAGACGAGTCCTATCAATGCCCTGCTTAACCAGTTGTGGCAGCAAGATAGGGCAAACGGTGGCATTACCTGGGGGCAGAACGTCCTAACCCACCGAGATGTGAACCGGGGCGATCTTGTCATTGGGCACCAAGCCGCCTTCACCAAACATCCAAACATTACCGCAGCCAAGGTTGGTGGCGAGATGGAATGGGAATTCGACTGCGGAAAGATTCTGCCGTCGCTTGGCCCTGGCAATTCTACGGTTATTGGTCAGTAAAGCACCTTAGTAGTACAGCAAGCCAGTTAGTTAGATGAGGTACCGATGTTCACTGTTAAGTTCTTCAGGGGAAAAGTGCTTTGTCGCATTTCCCAAGCAGACGCGATAACGTTCGAAGAGCTACAGCCGGAAAACTATCGGGTTGTTGTCATCCATAGGTCTGATCGTACACTCGAGCAGTACTATGTAGGCGGCTTACCTTCGGGTCCGATAGCAAACATCTTCCTGTTTGACAGGGCTATCATCGAAAACAGTGCGGGCCAAACCACGGAAGTGGTTCGCCCGCTTGTTGCGCTCGCTGGCCATCATCAAATAAGGGAGACTCAACATGGCGCAGCCGACTGAAGTAGAAGTAGCGGGTCGCAGGTTCACCATAGGAACCATGCCACCTGCAATCCAATTTGACGTTATGCGGTTTATTCCACCCATTCTTGAAGCTTTGAGTTCTTTACAGAACCGGGCTATTCAGGAAGGGCGGGTAGATGAGCAAGGCAACCTCCTTTTGTCCGATGCTGAAACAGGCGTTGAGATTATGAAGGCTTTTGGGTTGCTGCCTAAGGAGCAACTTGAATTCATTCGAGAAGAATGCCTAGGCCGGATTAGGGTTCAGAATGGACCTCAAGGTACTTGGGCCAGTATCTGGCACAACGGGCAAGCCATGTTTGATTGGGTGGATTATTCCATGATGATGCGGCTTATGCTGCATGCGGTTACGGCGCAAATCATCCCTTTCTCCGCAGGCCAGCAAGCCCCGTCTACGGAGACGGGTCAGAGCCCGATATAGAAATGGCCCGGATGCCGAATGGGCATGACTGGCTTATGCGCCCTGTACTTGCTGGCCACATTAGCTTTAATGATGTGTACTATAACGATGAGTACAACCTATCCGACATAGCCATCATGAATGAAGCTATGGATGCCCAAAATGAAAACGAACGTCGGGTCCGTAAATGGTACAAAGAAAACCCTAGCCAGGATTAGTTTTCCAGATGGACACAGCGAAATTGGGCCATGTTGTTTGCGTGATGGGTATTCAATGTCCATTCAAGCTGATGGCAGGCCGGCTCGGTGAGGTTGTTACGAAGTGGGCTTTCTTGATACTGCTGAACGGCTGGGTAGTAAGTAACAACAGACCATCTTGCGAAGGCATTGGAGGTTAATAGACAAAGACCTACGGCTATAAGTAATGTTTTCATGGGGGAAACTCCTTTCATGTCCGCCCACGTAAGAAGGATTGAGGGAAGAGTCAAGTGCCTGTAATCGAGGATTTTCTTGTCGCCATCGGTTATAAGCTTAACACATCGTCTGTTACGCAGACGAACCAAGCGCTTGCCCAAACCAAAGCTCAAGTAAGTGCGCTTGGTGTACAAATAACACAGCTTTCGCAGCAACTAGGCCAGCTAGGCCAGCAAATGACCAATGTTGCTGGCGCGCCTACCCAGAAGATAAACCAAGCCTCGCAGCAAATAAATCAGCGGACTCAGGACTTATCTAAGAGTGTCAAGGAACTCGGGCTGCTTGCAGCCGCGACCGTTACTACATTTGTTGCTGGTTTTGAGAAGATTACTAATGAGTATGCAAAGCTATATTATGTAGCGCAACGCACGGGTACAGCAGCACAGAATTTATTTGCGGTTCGCTATGCAGGGCAGCAATCAGGCGTTGGCTCTGAAGGTGTTCAGCAGATGCTTGAGGCCATTTCTGGTAAAATCAGAATTGGTGGGCCGGGTTATGCTGCGTTATTGGATACGATTTCAGGTCATGCGGGTACTGGTGCTGGTCTAACTACTGGTAGTGCTACCGATAGGACGAAAACACTTCTTGATTTCTTTGAGAAGATGAAGGGGCAGCCTACCTATCTTCGGGCTTCGTTTGCACAGCAGTTTGGAATTGATGAACGTTCGCTTACAGACATTCTGAACAATCTCGATACGTTCCGTAAGGCGTTTGATGAACAGATCGAACGTGACAACAAAGCTGGAATAAATCGCGATAAGTTGTTGCAACAAGCCGTCGATATGCAGCGGCAGTGGAATCAAGTCACTGCTGACTTTGAACGGGTCTGGTCTAAGGCGTGGATGGAGGCGTATCCAAAAATTAGCGGTCTTTTGACTACGGTTGACCATATATTTCAGAGTATCAATGAATTTAATCAGGGTCATGAAGGCGCTGCTACTGCGGAGATTTTTGGCGGTATCGCTGCTTCTATTTGGGGTGCGTCCGCCGCAGCTCGGCTTTTCTTTAGATTGCTTCGGGGCGGTGCTGCTACAGCCGCCGCTTCTGCTAGTCTAGGAACGCTGATAGGGCGCTTCAATGCATTAGGTTTAGCTATTGGTGGTGTTGTTGCTGCCATAGGCGCTTTGCGCGATCTGAACATTGTGCAAGGTAGCATGGACCCTGAAAGATGGAAGGGCAACTCCCCTGTATACGGCCCAAACCCAGATTGGAAAGGCCCGAAAGACCCGCACGATATCTTCGATTCTATCTTTGATTTCTTGCATCTTCACTTTGATTCCAACAGCGACAAACCGCATTTTGCTGAAGGCGGCATTGTTCCTGTTAATGCCCATGCTGGTGAAATCATCTTACCACAGGGCTTGTCCAGAATGCTATTGGGCGCTGCTCAGACTTACGGTAGCGGCGGAAGCGGGGGCTTGTTAGGAAGCCTGATAGATGGTTTTCGAGCTTGGTGGCAAGGTTCGCCATCTTATGCACCTTTTGTCCGAATTCTGGATGCTTATGGTAGCCCTGTTCCGGGCGCGCGTGCGGGCGCGCCAGATACGTATGCTGGCGGGGGCGGTACTGGGGGCGGCGAACTAGGTTCCCCGCTTGGCGGGGGCGGAGCAGCCGGGAGCGGCGGGGATGCAGATAGTAGATGGGCGGCAGCTTCAAAGCTGATCCAGCAGTACGAGTCAGGCGGTGGCCAGAACATTAAGAACCCCAAATCATCAGCTAGCGGGCCTTGGCAGATATTGGATTCCACTTGGATACCGATGGCTAGGACACTGGGCATCGATACCAACAAATACCCGCATGCGATGAATGCCCCAAGGGAAGTGCAGGAACGGGTAGCCCGCCACTTGTTCGAGCTTCCAGGTGTACAAGGCGGCTTTGGTTCATGGGCACCCTACAATAGTAGACTGCGGGCAGCTATTGCGCGAGGTGATTATAATCCAGGTGTTGGGATTGGCAGCGGACTACCAAATACCGCAGGCGGCAACTTCAGTGTTCGCGGGAACGTTGATCCTAGACAAGTCAATTCATCGCTTTGGGATATTGTTAAAGGTGCATCTGGTATGCTGCCACCGGGTTATACCGCGCAGGTAATATCCGGCGCTAGAACTGGTGGTTTAGAAGGTTCTCAACATCATGGTGGAAACGCCTTGGATGTTCAGATTTATGGACCGGATGGGAAACCAATTGCCAATGAAGGTGCTGATCGTACTGGTATCTACCATCGTCTAGCTGTTGCGGCCTTGGCAGTGCAGTTGCGCAAGTATCCACAATTGGCGGGTAGATTGGCATGGGGCGGCATGTTCGAAACAAAGCCTGGAAGTGGCATTGCCGATTTAATGCATTTGGATTTGGGCGGAGACAGGGGCCATTGGGGCGGCAGGCTTAGTCAGTACATGAACGAAGCATTGCAGATGGTCAACAATACTACTTTGGGCGGTTCTGGTGATACCCATGTCGGTGATAAGAATCTAACTGTCAACAATAGTCCTACATACAATGTTCAGGGTGGCGCTAACGAAGCTGGTCGGAAGATTGCTGAACACCACGACAAACACGCAGCTTTGTTGCTACGGAATTCTGAGCGGGTGTTAACCTAAATGTCTGTTGTTGATCTTTCACAGCAGAGTCAAAGCAATTACACCCTAGCTACGGGTTCGCCTAGTCAGCTAACCAATACTGCGGGCGGTAATGGCTCGGGATTTCCAGGGCCTGCTACAGTTCAAGGCTTGCCGGCAAGCCAGCGTGTTATTGGCTATGGTGTTCAGGGGTTCAATGGCGGCAACGGCCTTATAGCGCAGATTACGGTATCTGAAGACCATAACGATGACATGGTGTTTACAGAACATCCGGTTGAATTCGGCGCGGTTATGTCCGACCACGCTTTCAAGCGTCCGCCGACATTGAAGGTTAGGGTTGGTTGGTCTAACGCCTATGGTGGCTATGCTTCTTACGCTCAATCGATCTATCTGCAACTTTTGCAATTACAGGTGCTTCGTCAGTTATTTTATGTTTACACTGGAAAGCGTTTTTACTCGAATATGCTGGTTAAGAACATCCGCGAAGTTACGGACGAAAAAACTGAGTATGTCGGTTTATTTGACATTGAGATGCAGCAAATCTTTTTGTCATCAACTTCATCAACGAGCCCCGCTACAGCAACTAATCTGCAAGGTAATGATAATGCGGGTGCTAATGGTAGTTCTGGATTGACCACAACCAATCAGGGACAGCAGCAAGCACAACCTACGGGTTATGGTAGTTTTGTTACTATGAGTGGTGGGGTTGATGCTGTTAGTGAAAACCAACAGCCGGGGTATGGGCCTAGTACTTCACCTGAAGGGGATCAAAATAATATATTTGCTAATGTTGCAAACAGTAACAATGTTATACTTAACTCTACAACCAACAGTAATAACGGTGGTGTTCCCATAGGAATTTTCTAATATGGCAACGCTTGTCGGTAATCTCTTTATCATCCCGCTGATTAACAGCAATCAGACCCTAACTATACAGGTAGGGCAGAACATCTATACCTTAACGGTGACTTGGAATTATCAGTTTTACGGTTGGGTATTAGATATTGCTGATGTGAATAACAATAATCTTTGCACAGGTATTCCATTGGTTACTGGTGAAGATTTGATGGCGCAATTCGACTATCTTGCATTAGGTTTTTCTCTTTTCGTTTACGATACTTCTGGACCACCAGATGCAGCACCTACATTGGATTCCCTTGGCGTAACTTCACAAGTTTACTTTCAGCTACAGGCTTAAGATGGCATCAGTTCCCAGTAGCAGTATTGGTGGGGGTGCCCCTGGTAGCAATGATATCTACCAAAGCGGGCCTTCTACATCTGACCAATGGTTACGACGTTGGAAGTTGGTGTTTACTGGCTCTGGCGGCGAGATGGTTATCAGCCAGGACGTACCACAAATTCCATCCCCTGGTAGCGCTATTGAGTCTTATGCTGATGGACTGCGGATACACTTCCACATTGTATCCGCCAGATTGCCGGTACCGGGTCGGGCTACGATTAAGGTGTATAACACCATTCTAACTACTTCGCTTACTGATCTAGCGAAGCAGTACAATCATGTGCAGCTTTATGTCGGATATCAGAAAGGCTACTACGGACTGCTGTTTGATGGTGCTGTCTGCTACATGAAGCGGGGCCGGGAACAGAACCTAGTAGACACCTATCTTGAAGTCGAATGTCAGGATGGTGACATTCCTTACAACTATGCTACCGTAAACACTACCTTACAGGCCGGCGCAACGCATAAAGACATCGCGATGCAGGCCGCACAAGCCATGCAGAAGTATGGCGTTACGCTTGGTACGCTAGACGGCTTGTCTACTACCCAGCTTCTGCGAGGCAGGCCCCTTTATGGGCACGCTGTAGACATCCTGAATGATCTTGGCGCCAAGTGGTACATCGAAAAGGGCCAACTGAATTTCTATGATCCAAAGAACCCCAGCCCTGGCCAAACATTCAATTTCGATTCGGCTTCGGGCCTTGTTGGTATGCCGGTAGTTACGGATCAGGGTGTCATGGTTACGGCACTTATAAATCCGACGATACGATTGCAGGATGTTATTCACGTTGACCAATCTGTCATCAATAAGGTTGCTACATCAGGTGAGATACCGAATGTAAGTGGCGCTGTTAGCGCTAATCTTGGTCCGGGTGGTTCTGGTGTAGGATACTTCGCTAATACATCGGCTGATGGTTTATACAGTATTCTTGGTATTGAATACGAAGGCGATAGCCGAGATAATCCTTGGTATATGTATATGCAATGCGTTCTAAAGGGTCAAGCAATTCCAGGTGTACTACCGGGTGTTGCCCCTGGTCAACAAGGGCCTACGGAATCTCAAATTGATGCTTTTGGTACTGGTAACGCGGCTCCGTAATGGAAAACGACGAAAGACTCGGTAATTACTACCAATGGACTGATGCGCGTGTCAATCGCGCCAATGATAAGGTGTGGACTTCATTACCGGCTTATGTGAAGCCCGGTAGTTATAATCCTACCAAAGCTACGGTTACGCTTGTCTCTTCAGTAAAAGGTGTACAAAAGGTATTTGATGACCAGGGTAATTATACTTACGAGCCTGTTACCCTTCCTGAAATGCAGGATGTTCCTGTTCACTTTCCTTCATGGGGTGGCTATTCAATAACTGGCCCTATAGGTGACAATGATGGGGGCATGGTGATGTTCTCGTCAAGGAACATCGATGGCTGGTTTCAGAATGGTACTTCCGGTACGTCGCAAGCGCAGCAATTAGAGTTTAAGAACCAACTAGGTGATTGTTACTTTATTCCTGGGCTAAAGAGCCAGCCGCAGAAACTTAACCCAGCACCAGCTACAACAGGCGTTGAACTTCGATCTGATGATGGTACCTGTAAGCTGAACTTCTCGAAGAATGGGATGACACTTACTTTTCCGGGTGGATCATTCAACTTCGATACCAGTGGTAACTTCTGGGCTACTGGTGAAATAACCAGGGGCCACGGGACTGGCGATTCTGTGACTGTAGGCCAGCATACGCACGGACAGGGCAACGACAGCCACGGTGATAGCGAAGTTGAGACCAACAAGCCTACGGCAAATACATGACATTCCGCGTTAGAGCCATGTCAGCTACTGGGGATATGACCTTTGGTAGCTCCAAAGCAAATTTCCTTATCGATAGTCCGCAGGCTGTTGGACAGCTTGTGAAGACCCGACTACTGCTTTGGGAAGGCGAATGGTTTCTGAACCTGTCTGAAGGTACACCTTGGTTTCAAAATATTCTGGGTAAGAGTTCGGAATCGATACGCGATGCTGCAATACAGAATAGAATAGCTAATACACCTTTTGTTACTGGCATTCTATCTTATGCTTCACAAGTGTTGCTGAGGAATTTGACAATAACGGCTACTCTTGCTACAGCATTTGGCCAGACGAACTTAAACAATGTACCAGTATATCCACCAGGTGGGAACTTCTTGTTTGGGCAGTCACCCCTTGGTGGTTTTGGCGGTTTAGGATAGATGCCGCAATACCCGCTCCAGACCTTAGCACCTACTGTTACTGCCGCTGGCATTACTATGCCGGCGTTTACGGACATATTGAACTCACTTATTGCCAGCTACCAGTTAGTGTATGGCAGTGATACAAACCTAGACCCGTCTACGCAGGATGGGCAGTGGATCGCTATTCAGGCGCTTGGCATCTTTAATAACGACCAGGGCATCATTGCTGCTTACCTGTCCTACTCGCCGACTTATGCGCAGGGTATCCAGCTATCTTCTATGGTGAAGATAAATGGATTGCGCAGGCAGACACCTACTAACAGTACGACCCAGATTACCGTTGTTGGCCAAGCTGGTATCACCATTCTGAATGGGATATTTACCGATCAGTTCGGTAACCCTTGGACTTACATTGTTCCTTTAATGCCCGGTGGCGGTTCGATATCGGTAACCGCAACGTGCCAGACTTTAGGTGATGTGGTTCTACCTATGGGGTCTACTACCATAGGCCCTGGTAATCAGTTGAATTTCACTACCATCGTTCCTGGCTTGCAATCGATTACCACAACGACAGATGCAATACCTGGTGCGCCTGTCGAAACCGATGCTGCGCTACGGAACCGGCAATCGATATCTACCGGCAATCCGGCACAGACACCTCTTGCTGCTATTGTCGGTACTGTTGCGGCAGTTACTGGGGTAACGTCCGTTGTTCCTTATGAGAACGACACATCGATTACAGACGCTAACGGCGTACCACCCCATTCTATTGCGCTGGTAATCATTGGCGGCAATTCCAATGATATTGCCACAGCAATTCAGTCCAAGAAAAACCCCGGAACTGGTACCTACGGTACAACACAGGTTGTTGTACTGGACCAATCAGGCGTACCGGATACTATCAATTTCTTTTATGAGACAGAAGTTCAAATCTACTTCCAAATCACCATTGCTGCTTTACAGAATTACACATCATCTGTTGGTACACTTATTCTGGCCTCGGTTGCGCAGTACATCAATAACCTGCCATCCGGCCAGAATGTCGAGTACAACAAGCTATGGTCAGCGGCTAATCTAAGCGGTACAGCGGCAGTACAGGCTAGCGGGCTTACTGCATCGAACGCGCAAGCTCAGCTTGATACACTGTCTACGACCTTTGAAATCTCTACTATGTTTATTGGCTTGTCTGCTGATCCTTCGTCGGGAATCAATGACATTGGCATTGCCTTCAATGAAGGTGCGGTATCGTCCGCAGCTAATGGCACCTTGATTATCTTACCAGCATGAGTTTCAATGTAGTCCAAGATTACACTGATCTGATTACATCGGAACATCAGAATCAGCCGGATTATGTTCAAACGGTAGCGCTGTCACTTCAGCCTTATGTTGATGGGCAGAATGTTCTAGCTTCATTACCTGGGCTATTTGATGTTGATGCGGCAGTAGGACAACAGTTAGATTTCGTTGGACAGTGGGTCGGTATTACCCGGTATATTCAAGAGCCGTTGGCTGTCTATTTTTCGTGGGATGTAGCCAATCTTGGATGGGATGCCGGCGTTTGGGATACGACTTACGAAGGCTCGTCTGTTACCGTTGCGTTAGATGATTTTCACTATCGCATTCTTATCAAGGCGAAGATTGTAGCCAACCAGTGGGACGGTACCGTATCTGGGGCATACAATTCATGGAATACTTTGTTTGCCCCTGAAGGATACCAAATCCTAATTCAGTGCGGCGAGTCACAAGTTGTTCCGTTCTTTGCCTGGGATGAAGCGTTGCAGGGTTGGGATCAGGCCCCCTGGTTCGATAACCAGATGGACCTTTTTTCCAATGGTAATATGACGATTACGTTGTGTCTGTTGATACCGACAGGCGCAACGCTTGATCCGCTGACGATAGCGTTGTTTACAGGCGGTTACCTGGGTCTTAAGGGCGCGGGTGTATTCGTTGAAGATTACGTTGTGCAATCCATACCGGGCGGTCCCTTGTTTGCCTGGGATGTTGGGCCTGAGTCTGGGCCAGCAACCTTTCCACCAACTACCCTTGCCGGTTGGGATATCGGTAATTGGGGTATCGCCACTCCGGGGAGTTAGCTGAAGTGAAAAAGTTTACATCCAAGTCAGATATCGATGCATGGGCTGAAAGCCTTCCGATTCGTCGTAGGAACTCGGATTTAAATAGCTTCCTGTGTACGGTAGAAAATGACTTTGTTACTTGGGCCGAGGGTCTAAGTGCGAACGTCATGCCCCTGGCTACCTATCAGGCGAACCCTGCCGTTACTAATGGCGTGCAATCTGGTGTAGCTTCTTCGGCTTTGTATAACCGGGCGCAGCGGCAATCTGCTCATGTCGCCGCTGCAATCGCATTGTTCATGTTCAATCAGGGACAGAACGCGCTTGATGATGCCAATGTGCCTGAATTCGTTACTAACTTTGAAGCGGCGTTGATTGCCTATCTCGAGTCGTCAACTACTATACGTATCCCGCTTACTGCCAACCTTAATCTTTATGTGACGGTATCGGGCGGTAGCGATAGTAACAACGGTACGATTGGTTCGCCTTGGTTGACTATGCAGCATGGGTGGAACGTCATCAATGCTAACTACGATTTGCGTGGTTTTCAGGTTACACTCAATTGTACTGGTGCATTTACGACTGGCTTTATTGCTGCTAATGGTCTTACCGGGTCGCCTAATGCTGCTGGTCTTATAGTTAGTTTCGCGGCTGGTGCGACGGTTTCTGTAACTAATGCTACGGCATTTACCCTTCAAAATGGTGCGCAAATTACCTTTGCGGGTAACGTCGGTAGCCCTTGCGTTATAACGGCATCAGGTACTGCAAGTGGCCAAGGTTACGCGATAGCTACGGCGTTTCCTGGTACTGTTGCCCAAATTAATGCTGGTCTGCAATTTGGGGCTTGTGGCAATACGCATTTCTCTGTGGGCTATTCATCGCTGGTTGTCATGAACGGCAACTACGGGATTTCGGGCGGCGCTGTTGCCCACATGACGGTGTTTGCCAATGCCACACTTATTTATAACGTATCGTTAACTGTTACGCTTACAGGCACACCAAACTTCAGTACGGCCTTTTGTGAAGTTGGAGAATCAGGAACCGTATTCTGTTTCTCTAGTACTACTACATTTACAGGATCAGCTACAGGTTCGCGGTATGGTGCCAGCGCCAATGGCGTTATCAATACTAACGGTTCCGGTGCTTCCTTCTTTCCCGGCAACTCAGCCGGTACCACTGCTACTGGCGGTCAGTACATCTAACAAGGAACTCAGATGTCAATTTATAATCCACTTGCATGGTATTGGATCGTTAGTGGGAAGTCGCTTCCCAATGACATCTTCAGCTCGGCCTTGCCAGGGTATATCGCATCAACCGATGCCGGTTATACAGCTTGGCTTGCTGCTGGTAATCTGCCATCCAAGATCATCTGCGATGGTGAATTAGCGGATGTTTTGTGTAATGCTGGGGTTCCTTACACTGTAGTTGCAGCGGCAGGGGTTGATACCTTCACCGAGTGTAACGTTGGTATGAATTTGGCTGATGGTACGGCACTCATGACTTACATTGGGTGTCGAATTTCATCAACGGGCACCCCGGCATTGTCTGGTACCTACGGAATCCAGATGTCAGATATTGACAACTACAATGGCCTGCAAGCTGGTATCGAAGCTGGTGCGCCTTGGATTGGTTATATCAGGGATATCAACGGCACCCAACATACGATGACATCTACCCAAGCAACCGAGGTGTTGACGGGTATTCTGGCCTATATGGAAGCGCTGGATGCTAATCTGGCGACATGGGCCGGAGGCGGTTCGTGGGTATCGCCAACGCAGCCAACCGTAATTGCGTAGGGTTAGGTAGCATGAAGATTATTGCGGCATTCCTCGCGGCCTTGGCGCTGTCTCTGTTCAGCCATCAGGCTGAAGCGCAGGGGGCATTTGGTTCGCAGAATTGTACCCAGTATGGTGGATACCCGTGGGTACAGGGCGGATG